GGTTCACTCGATATTGGAACGCAAAGTTAGATGATATTATCTGGGATGAGAAAAAGAAGTTAATTCAAAATTATAAATCATTCGTACAATATGATTTTGAGAAGTGTAAAAAGTTAACGAAGGAAACATTATTATGAAAGGAAGAAAAACTATTGACATTAATCAAGAAGTATAGTATAAATAAGTTATCGTAATGAGTTATTGTGGACAAACCGAAATATAAAATATACATCGAATATAAGGAATATAAAAATATGACTACATCTTTTGCTGACCTCAAGCGGTCTTCTAAATCTGCTTATGATAAAATCGTAGCGGAGTCAACTAAACTTCAATCTGGTAATCAAAGTGGTGGAGCTGATACTCGGTTCTGGCAACCAGAAGTCGATAAAGCTGGTAACGGTTATGCCGTAATTCGCTTTCTTCCTTCACCAAAGGGTGAAGACCTTCCATGGGTTCGTCTATTCTCACATGGTTTTCAAGGTCCAGGTGGCTGGTACATTGAGAACTCCCTCACTACTCTTAACGAGAAAGATCCAGTGGGTGAGTATAACTCAATGCTTTGGAATCGTGGTGACGAAGCTGGTAAGGAACAGGCTCGTAAACAGAAACGGCGTCTAAACTATATCGCTAACATTTATGTTGTTAAAGACCCTGCTCATCCTGAGAACGATGGTACTGTTCGTCTCTATAAGTTTGGCAAGAAAATCTTTGATAAGATTAACGATATGATGTCACCTGAGTTTGAAGATGAATCACCAGTCAACCCATTTGATTTCTGGGAAGGTGCTAACTTCAAAATGAAGATTCGTAACGTTGAAGGTTATCGCAACTACGATAAGTCCGAGTTCGATAGTGTATCTGCTCTCTCTGAAGATGATGATGAACTCGAAAAGATTTGGTCTTCACAATACTCTCTCCAGGAGTTTGTGGATCCAAAGAACTTCAAGACATTTGCTGAGTTGCAAACTCGACTCAACCGTGTTCTTGGAGCAACAGCAGTATCTTCTACTGCCTCTGAGGTTGACGAGGATAATATTATGGAAGCACCAAGTGTGTCTCGTCAAGCTCCTGCACCCAAGGCAAAAGAAGAAGAAGTGTCTTGGAGTGATGAGTCCTCTGATGACAGCCTAGACTTTTTCAAGCAGTTGGCTGAGGAAGACTAACAAAAGTGCAATACTTTTGGAGGGGAGGCTCGCTGAGTCTCCCCTTTTTTATTACCTACCACGAGCGTCTTCAAAGTCCCAATTTGGGTCTGAAGGGTAAGAACTTGGTGATGGTGCGAGATATGTAGAAGAGTCAATTTTTGTTTGGCTCATATCTCTGTTGTCTGATGGAGCAGCAACTACGGTAGCGCCAGCTTGTTTTTCTTCCTTCTTGGTAGCAACATCTTGCGTATCTGCTGCTAACTGTGTACCTGTTGGTTTTATTTCAGAAGTATCTGCGATAGCAGCGGGAAGTTCTTTGCCAGTTTTTGGATCCAAACCAGCAAATTCATATACTGAGGGTATTGCTTTTGATGCTAAGTTTGAAATAAAACCAGCATCTGGATTTGGCAAAACCGATCTTAAAAGATTTTTTAAGAAGTTTGTTGCCATATCACCAATCTCTCCTGTATCTGGCAACTCTGCACTACCACCAAACATTTTTATTATTGAATCTATCGCTGGTTTAATAGCATTATTCCAAAGCCAGCGAGATGGAGCAGTAATAATATCTAAAGCATCACCAGCAAGTTTTTTCAATGCATCCGCAGGGTTCATATCCAACAGACCTTTGACATATTTAATCATACCATCTATACTATCCATTATAAACTTCACAATACTGAAGTACCCTTCTTCTGGTTCTGTTGAGAAGAAATTCTTATATATTGCAACCATTTTGTCATACATTTCATTGAAGGAAAACGAATCTAACAACTTCTCCGCCTCTGAAAATCCTAGTTTTCCTAACAACCACGACAAGCCACTCTTCAATAAGTCGAGGGGGATAATAAAGATGCCCCTGATAACCTCTACGGCGCCTTGAACCATACCATCAAATATCTTTTCCAACATACCCCTGCTGTCATCTTCTCCTTTACTACGAAAACCCTCGATAAAACCACTAATGAAGTCAAAGATGGCAAACAGAGGTAATAGAACTTTACTTAAAATACCCTTTGCTAATGGTGCAAACTTTTTTGCCATTTTAACAATTGGTTTAATTGTTTTACCTACTGAACTAAGACCACTTAAAGATTTAAATAAACTCATTATAGGTTTTGTTATCTTGCCAATTGTCGCTCCTATTTTACCAGAAAGAGTTTTAAACTCTTTAATTGCTACAGGTGTTTTAACTGCTCCCATAACCTTACCGACGTTTTTAAACCCAGCAAAAAAATTATCAATTGATGTCGATAATGTTTTAAAAACTTTGTTACCTTTTATTTTAGTACCAAGAGTTTTAAACGCCGCTTTTATTGAATCAGGAATTTTTGCAAAGCTGGCGAGAGTTTTTGCAAGCCATACACTGCGAATATATTTGTCAAGCTCATTTGACCACAAAGTAAGTGCCGCAAAAGCTCCAGCAAATAATTTTGATGCACTAAACTCTTCTGGTATTTCTTCTGTTTCTCCAACAGAACCACTCGCTTGTTGTACGGCTGTTTCTCCAGCTTTCTGATCTAATACAAGAAGAAGTTGTTGAAACATCTTTGTTTGACCGTCAACAAGCGTTTTTGTTAAGTCAACAAGTTGTTTCAGTAATTTGTTTGTCTGATTCTGTGTTATGTTGCCAGCCGCTAACATTTTTACTGTTGGCGAATTACCAGCCGAAGCTAATTGAGGTACAGCCATTATTGTTTTTCCAGTCTTTCTTTTTCTTCTTTTAGCCAAGCAAGCAATAAGCTAATATAAATTTCTCTTTCGAAAGGAATCATTTCTTCTAACTCAGTCAACGAATATTTGTGGTGTTGCATCAAACTAAAATTCGTATGATATATGTTAATCAGTGAATTATGACTGAGTGCTACGTAAAAAAACTTTGCATTCCTTCAATTTTAATCGTTTCTGTTTCATTACATTCAGGACATGTATATGTAATATCGTGTGCCAGTTTTGGTAACGTATTAAAAAATTCCACGATCTTTTCAAAGTTATCTTTTGTTAAGTTCTCAATAAACTCTCTTGCTTCTTCCTTAGTAAAATCTTCGTACACATTATCAGCATCATAAAAAAGTTCAATACAGTCACATACAATATCCAACAATTGTTCAATTTCATTTTTACTCTTCTTTGTATTGAAAAGCATAGATGTTTTTGGATCACGCAATTTAATACCAACACCACCTTCAATCTCAATAGTGTTGTTGTGTTTATCGTTAAACTCTATTTGAATATCATCAATATTCACTTGCACTTTTGTAGAATTTGAACACTTATCAAGATATTCCTTATTCATATGGCTTAACGATAGATCAATTTTTTCACCAACAGATTTTGATCTTAATTTTAAAAATAAAAATTCTAAATCGTATGACGTATACTTTGTATTATCAATATCAGGTGTTAACACACAAGAGTCAAGAATACTCATCACTGCATTGTAAATATCTTTTTCTTCACCACTCTCAAGCGCCATATAGAGAACTTTCTCTTCTTTGACAAGGAATGGTCGAAACTTAATTGGTTCCTTTGTTGATGGAATCACTGTTTCAAATTCAGGTGTAACTAGCTTTGGTAAAGCCATAGTATAATCTCCATATTATATTAAAATAAATTTCCTATTTTTGGTAGCCCAGTAAAGTTCACTCCAGATTTTTTTCCAAATGATGATAGTATCTTTTGCGGATTAAGTTTTGTTCTCGCTTGATTCTTAATACCAGCGATACTAAATGGTAGATTTAATCCACCAGCAATCTGTAGCCCATCTTTACCAATGCGTAACTGTGTTCCAAGTTTTGATTGGTCTCTTTCTTCAAAATATCTAAACGACATGGTTATATCCATCCTTTGAACTTCAACTGAATTCCAATCCATATTCAACGAAGGAACTACACTTGGATAAGCATCGACCAAATCAACTGCATATGTTTTAAATCCTTGCTGATCCAACTGATAAATCGTGATACCTTTTTTGCAAACGTAATCATCATAATATCCAGTATTGAATTGACTCTTTCTTTGGTCTGCATCTAAATTGTTATTGCGATGAAGACCACCAATTAAATCTTGCCAGCGCAAAAAGAACTCTCGCTCACGAAGATCGGGACTACAAATGATTCCCATATTGATGTCAACATAGTTTGTTTCAATACCAATCTTATATGGAACGCCGTAGTCTCTGTATACCACGTTTTCTACATTTCTTTGAGGTAATGTTACATTGCTGATACGAAACATCAATGAGCTTGATAATCCAAAAGAACCACCAACCTTTGAAAGAATATCACCGCCAATCTCAACTTCAAAGTCGCTTTGTCGTGCAAAGCCAACACTGTGCATTTCGGCAGTAAATGCGTCAATATTAAATGCCATCTTATCTTCCTTATACCATTGCTCTTGAGTCACGCCAAACTTTTGACTTGGAACTCTTTTCGAAACGCTCTAGTGGTAAGAACAATGCTGTATCCCAGTCTGTAGAACTAATCTCTAAAAAACGACCACGCACATGTTGATTTAAATACATTTTAAATGTCGGCTTGTAATACTTGCTGACGCCTTTCAATATATTATAGCTGAGTTTCAATTTAGTTGAATCATCGTATTTGCTATTTGTCGTCAAATCATATAAAGCATCCATCAGTTTCGCACGAAGTGGTAGTGGTAAATAATGCAAATTGATGCCATGAAACCCACCAGGAACATTCTGCACCTTAAAGATTAACGGAAACGTATCGTAATATGGTAGCGTCTTCTTATGTTTTGGATCATAACCAAACAAATACATCTTTCCAATAGCGGCTCGATTCTTCAGTTGTGTACGATCCTCTTTCATTAATGACTCAGGTGTTACTCTTGTTTTCTTTGCTTCTTTTCGAAACCATTCACGAGCAGCATTAGTTCGAGCGGGAATCTGACCAGCACGAACACCTTTTGTTAAAATAGAATCAAATGTATATGCAACCAAAGTAAATCTCCTTTGACTTATTTATAATAGATTCACTTGATTCCAAGTTCATTCTCCGTAAGTATTATAAACTTGTATTTACGGTCTTTACACCACTCTAATGCTGCATCCCATTTATATCGATTGACCGCATATGTCTTGACTTCGTTAATATACTTACGAGTCATTCTCTTTTGAATACGTGGTTCTTTTGTTTGTGCTGATGGTTTAATCTCAACAATCCACTCTTCAATACCTTTGTTTGTTTTTATTTTAAGATATACATCTGGGAAGTAACGATGCATCTTACCATCGATTGGGCTTCGATATGGTATAACATGCTCTTCGCTTGACCATTGAAGAACGATATCCGTATAGTCACACCATTTGAAATACTTTAATTCCCATGATGATCTATATTGAATATTCGTTGGGTCTCCTCTATACTTATGAGGATTATGTGGTATATATCTGCCTTTGATGGTTTTCATTATAAATATACAAAATAGTTTCTAGTTAAGGATATTTATAGATGGTCACTCCTGTAGAACCAAATTTAAGCCCACATGATACGAATCAATCTAGGCAGGCAACGTCTGAGCTAGAGAATGCTTTGTCAGTTGGTGAAAAAACAACTAAATTTCCAAGTAACATTCAAGAAGTAGATCACTGGATGGCATTCAGGATTAATGAACATGAATTTCGTAAGAAAGATGATTATGCTGTAAAAAATGATTTACATAGAGTTTTTCTCCCATTACCAGAACAGTTAGCAACAGCATATAATCAAGGTTATAGTTCAACTGGTATTGGAAATATGGGCGAACTAGGATCGATGGTTGGCGCAGACCTTGGTCAAATTGCAAGAGGTAATGCTGGAGAGGGAATAACCAGTCTTGTAAATAAAGTAACTTCTGGCGTTTCTGCTGCTGCGGATGTT